CCTTATTGCTCTAATGTAGTCATAGGCGCTTTTAAAATCTTTAAATTCTATTCCAAATTCCGTGGAGCCTTGCTCACTTATTCTGTGTGCTGTTACCATACTGTGTGCTGTTACCATATCTAACATCTCCTTTTATCTTTCTATACTAATTATAACATGCTCCTGTTTCTTTGTCAAGCCTTTAAACAATTAATTTTAATTTCTTTTGTACCGCTTTCTCTCAACCTCTATACTAATTATAACACGATATAAGACTTTTTACAATAGGCGAAAACGCTTTCATTTTGAGGAATAAGCGTGTCGTGGAAATGCTCCTCCACGATACGATAACACAAAGCGTGTCGTGGAGCAAACAAAAAAAGACACTTGGCTATACCAAGTGTCCGTATTTTTCTTTGAGTTTTTCAAGAGCCTTGCGGTGTCTATCAGCCTTAATGCAGTCGCGCCCTTTGGCGTTTTCGTACGCGTTTTTCCTGAGCCTAATAATTACTTTCCAATTTTCTTTAGTTCTTTTCATTTCCATGTGTAAATCACTCCTATAGATTTTTTAATTTCTTTATCTTATATACATATTATAACACGTAATCAATGGTATGTCAACACTTAAATTAATTTAATTTTTTGGCTCCTTTATCTTTCTAACTTAATTATAACACGTAATCAATAGTATGTCAACACTTAAATTAATTTAATTTTTTGGCTCCTTTATCTTTCTAACTTAATTATAACACGTAATCAATAGTATGTCAACGCTTAAATTAATTTAATTTTTCTTTGCTTTTTCCTTGACAAAGTATATAATCTGTGGTATAACGATACCTCCATAGCACAGGTTACACATTATATATGTAAGCGCTTACATACCCTGCTCATGAAAGCGCTTACACGACACATCATAATGTAAGCGCTTACATACCCTGCTCATGAGAACGCTTACATACCTGCTCGACACATCATAATGTAAGCGCTTACACGGCACACATTATAATGTGAGCGCTTACATAACACACTATAATGTAACCGCTTACACGGCACACATTATAATGTGAGCGCTTACATAACACACTATAATGTAACCGCTTACACGGCACACATTATAATGTAACCGCTTACATAACACACTACAATGTAACCGCTTACATAACACACTATAATGTAACCGCTTACATACCTACACGACTAAATAAAAAATGTTGTCTTTCAGTCTCCTGAAGCACACACGCATTAGATACCCGCATAAGCGCATACAAAGCACCTGATGATACTATGTACTGTATGCACTACATAAGCGCACACAAGGCAAAAAAAATAAGGCTTACGCCTTATTTAGTTTTTTAGTGATATAGTGAGGCTTTAAATTATTTTCCACAATCAATTTTTTAACAAGTCCCAATGTCAATTGCATTCCGTTGCGTCTACTCTTTTTCATCCGGCCAACGCTATCAATTACAATTTGTTTTTTCAAGTAATAAACTTTTTTATCCGGTAGTGCTATAAGAACACCGCTAATTTTGCTTATATCATGCCAACCGTTAGGGTATGAGTTATAACATGTAAATGCTTTGATTTCGTTGTAACTCATCTTATCGAGGTCTTTTTCAAAAGGGCTTGAGTAGTCTACTACTTTACCACCGTTTAATTGAGATTTTATAACGCACTCAACTAAGTCACCGACGTTTTTTGAACCGTTGCGGGTTAGGCGGATGCCCAATCGGTTAATTCTTGGTAGTGTTCTAAGATAAGCAAGTGCGGTGTTTACTCTCATGATAGCGTTACGGTTCCGTGGTTTGCGTTGTTTTTGTTGTTCAAGTTCGGTAATAAAGTCAATCTCTAATTTTGCAATAGTACCATACTCAACTTGTTTCGTGGTAGTGTGTTTCATAAGATATCATCCCTTTAAAGTTTTTCAAGTAAGTCAATAACTTAACTTGATAATACCATTATAGCACACTGAAAAATAGTGTCAACAATTTTATGCAAAAAAAGAAATCTCTTTTTTGTAACTCTAATAACGGCTTTGGTAAGGCTCCTGAAAGATAAAGATTTTTATAATATTCTTTGTGTATCGTTTAAGCATACGCATGCATGCGGATACCCTCCCGCATGCCTGAATCTCCACGCAAGCGGGAGGGTACAAATCTGAAAAGGCTCATTAATTTTCTTCTTATGGCTCTGTGTGGTCGAAAAATAGTTTATGTCGAAAATTGAAAATGACACGCTCAGCTAAAAACCCCATATATATAAAAAAAGGGATCCAAAGACCCCAAATCAACCTCATTATACCCACTTTCAAAAAACTACTGCTATATTTCTAGATTATCACCCAATACCTCATTATAAAGCTGAACACTATTTTCACTAACAAACTGCCTTCTAACAAAAATGCCATCATTATTTCTTATAAACAATATTTTCTGGTCTTTAATTCCCCATTCTAAAGCCATATTGTCAAATTTTATAACATTATCAGGAGCAATATATTCTAATTCAGGTTTAAGTCTATTTACTCCAATAAAGTAAACAACTTCCATTTTTCAAAGTTAACACTTACTTCCTTATACTTATTACTACTTCTTGAGTTTGAACAATTTACACCATTCCTATACTTAATATAAGTATCATAAATAAATAACTCACTATAACCTTCTTCATTATTTTGTCTCCTTAATATTTATTATTCGTATCATTGTTCCACATGCGCTACATTTTTGTATTCTTGCTTCACTTGTTAATGAGCTCGCAGGTTGGCCGCAATAAGGGCAAGCATATCGAAGCATATTACCTTTCTTATTAGCAGAAACCATTCGTATTAAGAATTTATTGAATTTACCCATTTTTATCACCTCGGTTTGAAAGATACATTAGCAATGATGTTCCTGATAGGTAACCCATCATTACGAAAAAATTGTGCGCGCCACTTGTTCCGGCATAGTACATAAGATATGATATAAATGAGGCCACTAAAAATAGCCAAGCTACCAATAGTAAGATTAATTTAAATTTATAAATTTTCGAGCACCTCCATTGCATAACTTATAAGAGATGCAACAATTATTATTAGCAATATAAACATCACGACAGGTACATGCAGTCCAATCATTATGGTAAAAAATATAATTATAAATGCTAAAATAAATTTTGTAAAATAGTCCATAATGATCACCTATATATTTAGATTTTTTATTACCCTATCTTCTTTGTAGCTATAATTTGTAAAATCTTTGATAATTTCTTTTTTGTAGGAATACTTGTCTATTTTAGTTACTACGTTTAGTTCTGTGTGTGGTGTGGTTATTAAGATAGGACGTTTTGCCTCATTTATTTTTCTAAACTCAGAATTGAGTTTTTCAATTATTTTTTTGTTTAGAGTATTTACGATGTAGTAATATCTAGATTTTGTTTTTGTTAGTTGTAGTCGTTCATTCATATTATCACCTAATTGGTGCTATAACCATAAGTTTTTGCACCAAAGTATTTCATTCAATAGTTTTCTCGTTCTTTTAATTTTGTGCGGTCGACTTCTTCAATCATTTCATATTTAAAGTTTTCTATTCCCTCTTGAAGCATTTCAGTATATAATTTTTTCTTTGTAGTGTTTGATGCGCCTAACCCCGCTTTGGTGTGTTGTTTGATGCGGTTAGCTATATCAACCGTCTTACCAACGTAACACTTTCCAGAAGGCATATGAGTTATTTTATAAATGCCACTTATTTTGCGGCCGTTCGTTAGGCGATTGGTCAAATCTTTAACTGGCTCGCGATAGTACATGTCATATATTGCTTTTCTTAAAGGTAACTCATTTTTAATTTTTGGTAAAACTTTTTTAAGTTCCTCAATTTCTGATATATCTTCAGAAGATATTTGAATTTTATAAAAATCTTCTTTATTTTGCTCTTCATATTCTCTAATGCGGGCGTTTATTGCGGCCTGCTCTTTACTTCGTAGGTCTTTTAACTGATTCTCAATTGATTCTTTTTCTTCTGAAAGAGAATTTCGCTTTTCTTCTAAATCTTTTTGAATTGTATTAACTTGGTTTTCATAAGTTTTCTTTAGTTTATCAACATTATCATTAACAATTTGTTTTGCTTCTGCAGTTCTTTGTTCTTTATATTTTTGTGTCTCTTCTTCAATATCTTGATTTAATCTATTTCTAAGTTTATTGGTTTCTTCAATTGCCTCATTCATTCACTGTTTTTCTAATTGATTAACTTTTCTTTCTTGCTCTTGAAGTTCTTTTTGAAACTCTTGTTTTTGATTATTAAATTCTTTCTTCTGTTGCTCTTTCTTGTTACGAAAATTTTCATCTAGTTTGCGATTGAGTTCTTTAGATTTATATTTAGTAATAATATCGACTATTTTGTTACTACGCCATAAGCTTAATAATAATATTGTAAAAAGGAGAAATATAATAATAGTCGATATTACTACAGAAATAATTATTTTCATTTACTATTCTTTTGTTTGTGTTTGAGCTTTTTCATCGCTTTCTGATTCAGAATTTTCATCTTCTGTGTTTTGTTTCACAAATTGTTCTACTACTTGCATAATTACATTAATTACTTGAATAGATATTTCTGCTCGCACTGTTTTTAGAGTAGCTGTCTCTGTTGTTTGATTGTATCCTTGTGTGTGTGCTAGTGTTTTTAATATATAGTTTGGCTGCACATTACCTTCTTCATCAGTTTTAGTATTGCGAATAATTACAAATTTTTGATTCGTTACTTCTTCTTGATTTACGGTATGATTTGTTAAAGTGACCATAATTTCTTCGTTTAAATCAACATCAGTAACAGTTGCTTGAATTTGGTAAAAATTTTGTTCTCCAAATATTCGATCTACATATCCTTTTAATTCTTGATTTAACCTATTTTTTTCGTTTGTGATTTGTTCTTTTAACTTGTTCATGTTATTCAACTCCTATTTTTTTTATTTTTTCTTCTATATAATTATAGATGATTACTACTTTTTGCGGGTACTGTTTTGCTATATTAATTGCATTTTTAGTTCCAGCAGACTCTCCATCTCAGAAGGCAATTATTATATCGCTGGAAATTACTATATTTTCATTGCGAATTATTGGTGCGGCCCTTCGACTAGCTGAATAGTTTGGATAATATATTGTTATTGGATAACCTTCATTTTTAGCAAAGTTATGGCCCAGTGTATCCGCACCTTTTTCTCCGCCTGAAACAAAATGAGGTTCTTCTATAAAATATTTGTTTAAAACCGCTTCAACTAATTCTTTTAATGTTTTATAATCTTTGAATGTTTTTGAACCAATTAATGCAATGTATTTATTCAAATTTTCAGCTCCTAAAATTTATTTGTTTATTTGTTTATTTGTTTATTTGTTTATTTGTTTTTCTTTTCTTCCTCAACCTCTATAATAATTATATCAAATTTTTTGCAAGAAGTCAATTTTTAATTAGACCCGTTTATTTTGGTATTAACTACTGTGTACGTAGTTGCATTCCCGAATTAGGAGATTATGAGAATGTATGATATAATATATATAGAATGAGAAATATAATTAAGGGGGAGTATATATGAGTAAAAAATGCCCTGTTTGTAATCAGCAGTCAGAGCTAGTCTATTCAAACAATCCTTTAGCCCAACCTATTTGTTACGATTGTGCTGAAGATATGATAGATTCTAACAATCTAGAACATGCTGATTTTTTCTGTAGAACGTATAATATACCTTTTAATCCAGATAAATGAATAAAAATGATAGAAAAAGATGAAGACAATGTTATTAGAAGTTATATAAAATACTATGTAGAAATAGATGAAAACCCTAAATATACAACTTCAACTAGAGATGTTTGAAAGAAAGCAAATAAAGAATGAGAAAGAACTATTACGCATTCTCAACTGTTAGAAAATATGGAAGCAGTTAAGAAAGACTTTGTAAAACGCGGAGAAGTTAAGTGAGGACCTGATTATACTTTTGAAGAATTAATTCAATTAGAGAATTTATTTTCGACAACTATTGCGGCCTTTGATATTAACAATCCGATGCAAATCGACTCAATTAAAAAAGTTTGTAAGCTTTCAGTAATGATTGACAAATCTGTGCAAGAGAAAAATATTAAAAAAATTAAAGACCTTTCTGAGTCTTATAATAAATTTATTAAAACAGCTAAAATCGATGAAATGATTGAGTCTTCACAAGGAGATGTTTTAAGAACTGTTGCTGATTTGGCAAACTATATAGAAAAAGAAGGTTTTGAATTTGAATATTATGATAATTACGAAAGAGATGTAGTTGATACTACAATTAATGATATTAAAGAGTATTTAAGAACATTGGTGTTAGAGTCAACTGGTCTTGAACAAACTCTTGAAACAATTAAAAGAGGTTACGAGAAAAAGAAGCACGATGACGCAAATGAAAAGGCTACTGAGGAATTTTCTCTTGAGGATGCTTATTCACAAGCTAAAGAAGATTTTAATGAGGAAATAGACAACGAGTTAGACAGTGAAGGCATCACTGATGAAGACCTTGAGTAAAAGTATATCAGAAGTAAATGAAATGCCTATTGAAATTAATGATTATATTGAGTTCTTAAATGATACGGATGAAACTAGAGATAAAATGGTAACTAAAAACCGTATTGATAAAAATATGGACAAATGAGTTGAAACAATTAATATGTTTCTAGTCTATCCAGATAAATTAGTTGATATGATGGTTGCTGAAGAATCTACTTTTAATTTATTCTTTGCACAAAGAATAACATTAAGAGCAATGGCAAGACATAGACAGTCTTTTCACACTTATTCACGTGGTTTTTCAAAATCATTCCTCGCTTTTTTATCAAGATATATATTTACAATGTTAACACCAAGACATAGATCGTTTATTGTTGCAGGCAGTAAAAAACAGGCCGCACAGATTGCTAAAGAAAAAGTTGAAGGTGATTTATGGGTTAAGTTCCCGCTATTGGAAAATGAAATGCAAAAAACACGTAGAGGCGGACAAGTTAAAAACGCTTATGTGCTAGGCGGTGACTATGCTGAATTTAGATTTACGCATGGTGGGGTATTCGACGTTGTAGGTTCAGGATCTGGTGTTCGTGGTGGACGTAGACACTCAGGTATTTTTGAAGAGGTTATTGACCACGATCCAAGAGAAATTAATGAGCGTATTATTCCGCTAATGAATAAAGAAAGAGAAACTCATTTCGGAAAAATTAATCCAAATGAGCCTCATAGTAGTAAAATATTCGTCACAACTGCTGGTTATCAAGGAACATTCGCTTATGAAAAATTATTGGAAACTGTATGTTATTCGGTTATTGATCCCGATAAATATATGGTATTAGGCGGCTCTTATGAAATACCACTAAGACATGGCCTGCTTGATGCTCAACAAATGAGAGAAAATATATCATCTCCAAGTTTTGATGATGACTCAATTGATAGAGAGTATCGTTCTAAATGAAGTGGTTCACCAGTAGGGGCAGCATTTACAACTAATAGAATTGAAGATTTAAGAAAAGTTATTAGAGCTGAAAGAAGAGCCAGAAGCAGAGATGACGGTTCATTTTATGTGGTTAGCGCCGATATGGCGAAAGATGGTTCAGCAAATACAGCTGTAGTAGTATATAGAGTTTTACCAAAAGACTATTCATTTGTTTACACAACCGTAAACATGTTTGAAGTAAAAAGTACAAATTATGAGCAAGTATCATTAGAATTGAAAAAAGCAATTGAAGATTATAATGTTAGAATTTTCATTTATGATGCTAACGGTATTGGCGCCGCACTTAGGGATTGGCTTAATAAAGACCAATTTGACGAAACTTCAAATCAAGTTATTCCGGCTTTAGGAATTATAAACCCTCCTGAAAGTTCTAAAAGTGATATTAAGAAAACCAAGAAAGATAGAGAGTTATGTTATGAAATTAAAGCAAGCGGGCAAACTGCTGGTAATATTCATAAAATATTCTTTTCTAAAATTGGTTCAGGCAGTGTAAGGTTTTTAATTAAAAGCGCAGCTGCAGTTGAAAAATATCAACAATACAAAAATTTCTTATCTGCTTCTTCTGCTAAGAAGAAACAGAAGTTAAAACCATACTTTGTTATGGATAAACTACAAGAAGAAATGAGAAACTTAGATGTAGTTGATGTTAGCGATAATGTAAATCCAAACCAGTTAAAAGTAAAAAGAAGAAGTAGTAAAATACAAAAAGACTTCTTTTCCGCAGCTGAATATGGAATTTATGCAGTTCATAATTATATAGAAGTACCTTATTATACTAAAAAACAAAGAAAGAAACGAAATGTAGCAGATTACATA